ACGGGGCACGGCAATGGAGGAGTTTAAAATATTCGAAGCGACACTTTTAAACCTCTTCCCCTGTGCCGCGCAGCGGTATATATGGGGCGTAATTCGAAGCGGTTTTTTGAGGGTTGGTGGAAATGAGGCGAAAAGCGTTTGTTTATAAGGGGTTACGGGGTTGAGTGAAAAATAGGTCGGAAATTCGAAGCGGTTTTCTTTTTACGCGAACTTTACATGACTTTTACAAAAACAGGGGTTATCGCTATAAAATGAGACCTTAATCTTTACATTCAGCTTCAATAAGGATAGATTTTACACTTTGGGGAGGTATTTGGCCTTGCGGATCATCTTATCAAGCAAATCAAGATGCTGGATATATTTAAATATCATTTCTTCATTGCCTTTGGGGGTCTTTGAAAGGCGTTCCAGTTCTTTTGCAAGTGATTTTCGTACTCGTATATAAGTAGTTACGGGATAATCTTTTACCCACTGGTTAATCGTTACTCTGGAAACTTGAATCATGTCAGCTATTTCTTTTTGAGTATATTTCCCGGTTAAAAATAGCTTTTGAAATTCTTTTTTCTTATCTGCCAATATATCCATATCATTTTTTAGGCAAATTTACACCATTATCGAATAAATAAAGTGTGAATTATCGCTTTCTTATCTATATGAATAATAAGATTATCTATTTTATTCCAAATAATAATTATTTAGTATATTTGAAGGTATAAAAGTTGCGATATGGCAAAGGTGATACATGTGCATCTATTGCATAATATAGACGAATCGAGACAGAAAGACTGGTATTTCAGCAGCATATCGGCGGTATATACGGTTTTGACGGCTGAACAAGTGGGAGCGACGAAGAATTACCTGCTCCATGCCGGGCTGTCCGGGAATGGCACCGTGTGCACGAAAAGGGCTATAATCAAGCAATCTACGCTCATTTCGGGCGGTAGAAAGGCTGACGATTAGAACGATATAATAACGCCTGTCGAATGGCTTTCGAGCGTTATTCCTTTGAATGCTGATAGAGGGGGCTGAGCGCCCCCTTTTTATGCTTTTTTTGACTTAGGGATAGTGTAAGAGATAGTGTTTAGGGATAGTGTTTTTATAAGTTTAGGGATAGGTTTAGGGATAGAAAACAACTATTATTAACGTATACTCCAAAATATAAAAAGGTGCTAAAATGCAAATAAGTACCGATTTTTGACGTTTTCGAGGGGGAAATGCGACTTTTATTTGCATATAAGAATATTATTTATATATATGATATACAAGTTGTTATAAATTTACACACTCATATACACTCAAAAGAATGTGTGCGCGTGCCGCTTGGCGTGATTTTGTGTAAAATGCGTACTTTTAGGGCTTATCACCTAAAAGAACTTGCTTATACTGCCCACCACCTCAAATATGTTAATGATGCGTGATTTGTCGAATTCTTGTTCGTCATAATCGTCTATATTTATTGGAATGAAACGCAATTTATCTGGCGAGGAAGATTTTCGAAGTATCTTTATAGTGCGTATGGTATCGAGGACTACAGCGTATATCTCACCATATTGTATATCGTCTACCCTGCATTGACGAAGGGCGATAATGTCGCCGTGATTTATCTTGGGCTCCATAGAATGCCCGGTGACGTTACACCACAAATCGGCTTTCTCGAAACCTCTGATTACTATATTGGTTTCTGGTACGGAAGTCTGCAAATTGAACACCTCGTTAAAGCCCCCAAGGAAATCGACATCATAGTATGGAGTTCCGATAGTCAAGCTATTTGTTGTGGGAGGAGCCTCGACATTGTCACCGTCGTCTTTAAGCATACAGCCTTTTCCTGTTAAAAGCCACTCAGTAGAATATAAGGGATAATTTTCAACCAAAACTTGAATCCATTTAGACTGTATATCCGTTCCATTATTGATGGCGCGTGATAATACGCCCTTACTTGCGCCTATCCGCTTTTCCAAAGCCCCAATCTTAATTCCTTCGTTGGTTGCTATTTCCTGTATCCGAGATAAAATATTACCCATAAAAATGAAAATTATCCCGTATTTATTTTACGGGTTGAAAATTATCACTATATTTGCAGAGTGTTTAAGTAGTAAACAGCGGCCAAATATACAAAATTGGCTTGAAATTAACGAGTGTCAGAGATTAAAGAATATGAACCGAAACCTATTATTAACAAGTGAGATGATGGAAAATCAAGAAACGATGATGAAAAAGCGGGATTTTGTAGCCGAACGGGTGAAATGCCGTATCGATGGCCTATTGGAGGAGGCCGACAACTATATGCGAATCATGAATGAGGATTATGAGTCATTTTTTATGGATCATGCAGAAGATATGTATAAAGTACAACTCGAACTTTCCGAGTATCGCAAGTTGAAAGCCGTGGTAAACTCAGGAAGCCTTGAAGATATCCGGTCATATTTGGTAAATAAAGTGAATAACATTACCAATACCCTGCTTGGCGAAAAATTGCGATTAAATACTACCGGCGCCACTACCCAGCTTGCCCATATTTTAGAACTGGAATTGATCCGGGATTTACGCGGCAAGTTTATCATGTTCCTTGACTTTATCGGTAAAGACAAGAATGTCGCCGGATAATAAAAAAATGAGCGTGACAGCCCGGAAGGCGTCAAGAGACGGGCGGACGGTGTGGAAAGACACACGGGGCAATGGTTTTTGCGTTGGGGTTCGATTCCCCATGCCCCACAAGACGATTAACAGTTAAAGCATAAAGATATGAGCAACAAAAGATTTTCAGCTACTGAAATTTCAGAATTTCAGAGTGAGCGTTTACAATGCAATTGGGTAGTTCGTACCGGAATAGCTGCCTGTACGAATCAAGTACCCGACAAAGATGCTGTGCGCGTTGAGCGCCAACGGATATCGTCATTACCAGCCGAGCGGTCAGTTTGCAGTGTCCATCTTCTTGTGCGTACTGACGGATGCAGAGCTGTATGTTGTCGTTGCGGTCAAAGCTACCCTTTAACTCCTTCAGGTGATTTAGACAGGGAACAGATAGTTCGCGAAGCTCTTCTTCGCCCATTGTTTGGTCGAGGGGAACAATGTCGACTGTAAGCAATACTAATGGTACCATATATGTTCATTTCAAATTTTCATCAAGTATATAAAAACAACAACTATGACAACGACAAATCCAACAAAAACGGAGGCGCGGATCAAGCAGAAGCTGCGCATGCTGATCGGTAATGTGACGCACATGCAGAATATCGCCGACCAAACGCTTGATCTCCTCAAAATCTCCATGACCGAGGACGAGCGAAACGAATCGGACACCTGCCGCATCATCGAGAACCTGTCGTGCGTGTGCGAGGAGGCATTACAGGTATTGTGCGAGAAATTAAAAAGGGGAACCCGGCTTTACGAAAGGCTCTGCAATGAAAATCAATCCACATCATTTAATGCCTTCAATCATGGAACAGAAAAGTAATCATCATCAACTTCTTTCATCTCGCACACAAAGTAGGGGTTCATTATCTCCAGCGTGTGCAAAGCCTGCAAGCAGTAAAACGACTTACGTTCGCTCATGCTGTTTGGATCTATCTCCCAACAATCCCCGCCGGGCAATCTCGACAATCTCGGCCGAGGAATATGTATCATTCTGCAAAACTCGAATAGGTCGTTTCTATTTGTCTCTAAATGACTATCGTCCTTGTAATTCACAATGTGAATGCGAATAACATATTTCATACTATAACATTTTAAACACGTTAAACACGCTGTAAATATACAAAGATTTATCAATATGAGAAAGCAGATATTGACAGATAACGAGACCAAGTCCTTCCTGATGAAAACATTCAACTGTACCCGCCAAGCGGTATGGCAGGCATTGACCTTCCAGCGCAACAGCGACCAAGCCCGGCGGATACGCCATCTCGCCCTGCAACGCGGCGGCAAGTTGACAGACGGCTATGCACCGAAGTGCGAGACTTCCTACGAAGAGGGAGAAAAAACGATGACCCAGAGATTCGGGTCGCGTGTAAAGATCGTGGCGCACAGGGAGACCGGAAACGTATCCGTGTTCGTGGACGACCGGCTGAAAGAGAATTACGAGAATTTGGACGTTTGCAGCCTCATGCAGTTGCAGATCGAAGTGGAACAGATGGCCGCAGTGTTGTAAGAGGAGGCGATATGGAGTACTACGGAAAGATATTGTGCATATCGCATAAGGACCTGACCTACGACGACCGTCCTGTCATCATCGACGGGGAGGCCGATTACAGCAGGAGCCGCATGTTGAAAGGAGTGCAGCCGTCGATGCTTTCCGAGGAAGAACTTGCACCCATCATGTCGGAAGCCAATTACAAGTGGCTTAAAAGAGAATATAAAATCAATGTAGTCCGTCAAGGGAAAGGACTCGGGAATTATGCTCTGGTAGAAGTGGCCACCCTTCCCATTCGGTTTCAGGAGAAGATAAAGCTGAAATACGGGGACATGAAAGACGATATTCTCAGGAACTGGTTCGGCAGCCACTTCCACATCGACCCGAAAGCCCGGGAGTTCTACTCCCGATTCCGTTTCGACAACGGTAACACGCTTCCTCCGGAACGCATACAGGAGTACACGGTGAACGCCTCGGTGATAGAGAGTGTGCTGGAGTTGATGGCCGATACCGTGTTGATGCGCCGCGCTATGAAAGGAGGCCCGGTGAACTGGAGCGAGATGGCGGGTGCGATCAGTTACTATCAAATCGAATTCGGACATACGCTGCCGATAAGCGCCAACCGCTTCAAGAGGCGCGTGTGGGATTTCAAGGCTCAGGGATATGAGAGCCTGATCAGCGGAAAGTTCATGAACCAGAACCGTCGCAAGGTGACTTACGGCATCGAGCGGGTGCTGCTGGCGATAGACGCCCAACCGGAACAGCCCTATAACACGACAGTATGGGAACAATACAACCTGTTTCTGGAAGGAGAATGCGAATTATTTGACCCGGAAACGGGCGAGCTACTCGATCCGGCCGATTTTACAGACAAAAACGGCAACCCGATCGTGTTAAGTCCCAAGACGGTGGCGAACTATCTGACCAATCCCAAGAACAAGGCGTTGAGGGCGAAACATCACATGAGCCAATGGGATTTCAACAACGCCTACCGTCCGTACCATTTACGCTACACGGGAGCCTATTCGCTCAGTAAGATTTCCCTCGACGACCGTGACCTGCCGCGCCCCATGAAGGACGGCAACCGGGTAAAGGCTTACTATGCCTACGATGTGGTGAGCGGCGCCGTGGTGGGCTACGCTTACAACCGGCTGAAAACCGCCGAACTGTTCCTCGACTGCATGCGTAACATGTTCCGGACCCTCGACCACAACGGCATGTACATACCGGCGGAGCTGGAAGTGGAGCACCACTTGGTGAAGGACTTCGCCGACGGCCTGATGCAGGCCGGCACGGTGTTCCCGCTGATACGCTGGTGTAACCCCGGCAACTCTCGGGAAAAACGGGCGGAGCATTTCAACCGCCAGAAGAAATACGGCGTTGAGAAACGCTCGCAGGCGGGCATAGGCCGCTGGTGGGCCCGTCTGGAAGCGAACCGTCCGAAGGAAGAGAAAGTATATGACGAGTACAACGACACCTATAAGGTGAAGAGCTATACCTACGATGAGCTGGTGGCCGACGACATTCGTTCCATCGATGAGTATAACAACCAGCTACACCCGAACCAGAAGAAATACCCCGGCATGACCCGTTGGGACGTCTTTTGCAAAATGCAGAACCCGAATCTCCGCCCGTGGGACAAGGCCGTGCTTTACCGGTATATCGGCTTCCACACGAACACGACCATACGGAACAACAGCTATTTCAAGGTACAATACAAGGATTTCCGCCTTCCCGACCCGGAAGTCATCGCCCGGCTCGAACCCCGTAACTACAAGGTCGAAGCCTATTATTTGCCCGACAGGGACGGAAACATCGGCGAGGTGTACATCTACCAGAACGGACGGTATCTCGCCGCCTGCAAGCCCGTACCTCGTTATAACGAGAACACGGCCGAGCAGACCGAGGCCGACCGCGAGGCCTACATCGAACAGGCGAAGTATGTGGCCAAGTTCGACAAGATGATCAAGGAGGGCAAAGTCAAGCCGTTGGGAATCCTGAGCAAAGAGGCCTCGAAAACGGTATCCGCCGCAAAGGCCGAGGCGGTGGAGACGCAGCCCGCCGACGATACGGAAGACTATTCGGCATACCTCAATGTGTCGTCCTTCGAAAGAGACGCCATGTCCAAACTCTAACGGTATTAAAAAAACATTCAAACAGCATTCAATATGGAAATAACGAACGAATTGAAACAACGGATTGCGGAGGCGATAGCCGCCGACCGGGGGAACTATCCCAGCGACAACCGCCATGCGACGGCTCTGGGTATTTCTCCGAGCGTGTACAACTCCATCAAAAGAGGAAATTATGAAAAACAAGTGAGCGACGCCAACTGGGTGGGTATCGCCCGGAGGCTGGGTGTGCAACTGCGGGCCGAAATGCCGTGGACGGCGGCCAAGACCCCGACCTATGCGTTTATCAGCAAGCAGTTGGAGATGTGTCAGGAGAGCGGACTGAGCGCCATTCTGTGCGACATGCCCAACATCGGGAAGACCTTCTCGGCGAAGGTGTACGTCAAAAATCACAGAAACGCCGTGTATGTGGACTGTTCGCAAGTGAAAACGAAACTCAAACTGATACGGTATATCGCCAAAGAGTTCGGCGTGAGCAGTTACGGACGTTACGGCGACGTCTACGAGGATCTGGTGGCTTACCTGCGCACGATAGACACCCCGCTTATCGTGCTGGACGAGGCCGGGGACTTGCAGTACGAGGCTTTTTTGGAATTGAAAGCCCTGTGGAACGCCACCGAACGCTGCTGCGCATGGTACATGATGGGTGCCGACGGGTTGAAAGAGAAGATAAACCGGGCCATCGAGGGCAAGAAGGTGGGCTACACCGAGATGTTGAGCCGGTATGGCGACACATACAGCAAGGTGACCCCCGACGATGCCAAAGAGCGCGAGAAATTCCTGCGGGCGCAGGCCGCCATCGTGGCGAAGATGAACGCCCCGGAGGGCTCGGACATCGCCCGGATCGTAAACCTTACCGGCGGCGGGCTTCGCCGGGTATACACCGAAATCGAGAAATTGAGGAGGGTGCAGATATGATGACGAAAATAACATTAGAGGATAAAGGTCAGAACATCTTGTGGTTCAAGGTAAACGAAGACGGGATTGTCGAAGAAGCCGGTCCATTCCAGAATGAAATATGGAAAGACGCATATATTCCTTTTCGGAAAATCCGTGTCGGACAATTGCCCCCCATATCCTTTTATCCGTATATTATATTCAATTTTCTACAATATAGGGTCGTATCAATAGAGCCAAGCCATGAAACTGAAACGAGCGTACAGCCCCAAAGAGGTGCTTAACATGAAGATACCCTGTTACGAGTTCACCGGGCAGTGGCTTGTCTCCATCGGCCGACCTGCCAAGAGCGGGGTGTGGATCATCTGGGGGGCGAGCGGGAATGGCAAGAGCTCTTTTGTCATGCAGCTGGCCAAATACCTCTGCGCGTTCGACAAGGTGATATACGACAGTTTGGAGGAGAGCACGGGGCTCTCTTTGCAAATGTCATTGAAACGCCATCGAATGGAAGAGGTGCGCAAGCGGCTGTTGATTCTCGACCGGGAACCGATCGATCAACTGGAGGAACGGTTGAAACGAAGGGGCAGTCCCAGAGTGGTGATCATAGACAGTTTCCAATATAGCGGGTTGAGCTACCCCGCTTACAAAGAATTAAAGGAGCGGCATCCCAAAAAGCTGTTCGTTTTCATCAGCCATGCCGAGGGAATGCACCCGGCCGGCAGGACGGCCCGAAAGGTGGAATACGATGCCGATGTCAAAATCATGGTGAGCGGCTTCAAAGCATGGTGCAAGAGCCGTTTCATGGAACAACCGGGCGAGCCCTACACAATATGGGAGGAAGGCGCCGCCAAAACATGGATGGAAGATGGACAAAAAGAGTATGCGCCGGAAGAACCTGCTGTATAGGCTCCGGAAGAAGGGCGTGAAAGTCGACACGAGAGAACGCTGTGTTTACCTGCCCTACGGCAGCGAGCCGGACAATATCGCACAGGTTCGCCGCCTGCGGAGAGAATATGATTTTGTAGTGCAATTTGAAATAGTATGATCATGGAAAAGACGCAAGAAAACATCTGCTGCATTTGCGGCAGGAAGTTCATCGGATACGGGTATAACCCATATCCGATAAAAGAAGAGGGACGATGCTGCAAACTGTGTAACTACACGGTGGTACTGGAAGAACGATTGAACGAATTTTACGAACGACAAAAAAAATAGAAAGAAATGAACAAGAAAGTGTACATCAGCGGGGCGATAGCCCATTATGACTTGGAGGAGAGGCGTCAGGCTTTCGATCAGGCCGAACGCTATTTGAGCTTGAAGGGCTACGAACCTGTGAACCCGTTCAAGAACGGGCTGCCGGACGAGGCGCATTGGCGGGAGCACATGCGGGCGGACATCGCCCTGCTGCTCGGTTGTGATTATATCTATATGCTGCAAGGCTGGGAGTTGTCGAAGGGAGCCAAGCTCGAGCTTGACGTAGCCTCCTCGTGTGGCATTAAAGTGTTGTTTGAGTAATTACAAAATAGTGATATTATGAATAAAGAACAAAAAGTGAAGTTAGTATTTGAGTTTGACCGTTCCGCATACGATGCGTACCTCTTCTTGATAAGCAAGAAAAAAACGGAAGAGACGGAAAGTGTATGGAATGCGATGATCGAAGAACCGGTTGTTGCTGATACAAGTTTGCTTGATGACGACGAGAATGCTGTAAATTTTATGATGGTAAGTCTGGCCATTCTTGCTGTCGAGGAAAAAGTAAAGAAGTGATATGAAACAGGAAGTAACCAATTTGGCAAAGCCCAATTCGGATGCGCCTCAGCAAAAGGAGCAAGCGCCATTGCGTTCGGCTGTCACGAATTTCGCCCGGTTTTACGCTCTGTTCGGCAAAGTGCCCTATTATGGCGACCGGGAAGAATTTAAGCGATCGATCGTGCGGCAATACACTTGGAACCGTACCGACAGCCTGCGCGAGATGACCCGGGCGGAGTATAACGAGTGTTGCGCCGCACTGGAACGGTTGACCGGGCAGGACGAATGGCGAAAGAAACTGCGCGAGGAGCTGCGGTTCCGCCGAAGCGTCTGCCTGAAACTCATGCAGAAAATCGGCATCGACACCACGGACTGGGCACGAGTCAACGATTTTTGCCTGAATCCCCGGATCGCCGGCAAGCCTTTCGGCCGGCTCGATACCGAAGAACTGGAACAACTGGCCGTAAAGCTGCGCTCCATCGAGCGGAAGGGAGGGCTGAAAGTAAAGGAAACGGAGAAGAGACAAGAACACGAAGTGAAACAACCGGGCAGGGCCGTCTATGTCATTATCGACCCAAAAGCTCCCAAAAATTGAAGATATGGAAAATAAAACACGAACCAATTTGGAGATGGTAAAAAAAGAAGTTACGGTATTCATCTCGGACATGAGCCGTCAAGAGGCCGCCGAGTTTCTCAGCGAACTGGCCGACTGGTCCTACGCCAACAGCGAATCAATGTTGATTGACGACGAGCCGGAAATGCAGAATTACGAGGAGGAAGATGATTATGAACATCGATGACCAGAACAAGGTGAAAGCGGCCGGTTTCACCATTATCCGCAAAGACGACTACCCGAATCCGAGAATCAAAATCAGTACAGGGCGAAACGGGGCTTGGGAAACATTTGCGAAGTATGGGACAAAGGCCGCACGGGACAGAGCGTTCAAGGAACTTTTAGAGGACAACAAGATTATCAGTGATTAACCCAAAAACACAATTAGAATCATGGAAGAGAAAAGCAAACAGACCGTGTTAATGACGGAAGATGACAAGGCCGAGTTCGAGGCCTTCCAACGGGAAAAAGCGAGAAAAGCGGCCGAGGAGAAGGCCAAAGCCGACCGGGAGATGTACAAGCAAATGGTGGACGAGGAGATCGAGAACTCCATTCCCGTGTTGCTGGGTATCAGCGAGGAGATCAAGGAGAGCAAACAGAAGGTGCTTGACAATTTCAAGGCTATACTTGCCATGAAGTCCGACCTGTTCAGGACGAAGATGCGCAACGACCAACGCAGTCATACCTTCACCAACAGC